TAGTAGATATTATTTACCAAATTTTGGTACAAGAATTTATGAATTTATTTTTGAACCGATGGATGGTTTATCGTTTGAAGCTATCAAGGCAGATATAAGACAATCGGTTGATGAATTTTTACCAAATTTAGTTTTAAATGATATTACTATAACGCCATATACTGATGAACTTGAATTAGTTGGTAATATTAATATGGAAAACATTGGTGTTGGTGGTATTTACAGAGTACCCGGTACAGGTGTTGCGGACTATACAGCAAAAATAAGAATCGACTATACTATAACAGATAGCACCTTCAACAATAAGGATTTTGTTATTATCAATATTTAATATAAATGGCACAAAGAAGAATTTCATACGCAGATAGGGACTTTGAGGCGTTACGTCAAGACCTTATTAACTACACTCAGGAGTATTATCCTGAATTAATTGACAATTTTAATGATGCGTCGGTATATTCTGTATTTTTAGATTTAAACGCAGCTATCGGTGATAATTTACATTATCACATGGATAGGAGTATTCAAGAAACTGTTCTTCAATATGCTCAACAACGTTCATCGATTTTTAACATAGCCAGAACTTACGGATTAAAAATACCCGGTAATAGACCTTCAGTATCACTTTGTGATTTTTCAATTACGGTACCTGCCTTTGGTGACCAAGAAGATACTCGTTATTTAGGAATATTAAGAGCGGGTTCACAAGTGGTTGGTGCAGGACAAACATTTGAGAATGTATATGATATTGATTTCTCTTCACAATATAATAGTGAAGGATTTCCGAATCAGACTAAAATACCTAATTTTGATTCCAATGGTAAACTATTAAACTACACAATCACTAAAAGGGAGGTTGTTGTTAATGGTATTACTAAGGTATTCAAAAAAATAATTACACCTGCAGATGTAAAACCATTCTTTGAGTTTTTCTTACCTGAAAAAAATATTATCGGTGTTACGTCAGTAATTCAAAAAGATGGAACATCATATCAATCAGTACCAACATCATCTGAATTTTTAAGTTCACCTGATAGATGGTTCGAGGTTGATTCTTTGGCTGAGAGTAGTGTGTTTATTGAAGACCCAACAAAACCGGCAGACAGACCCGGTATTAAAGTTGGTAGATACATTGAAACGGAATTAAGATTTATAACAGAATATACTCCTGAAGGATTCTTAAGAGTTCAGTTTGGTAATGCAACAGTTACTGCTGACGAACAATTAGCTCAATTTTCAAGAGTTGGTGTACCATTAAGAGTTCAAGATTACCAAAATAATATTGGGTTAGGTAAGACAGTAAAGGCTAATACGACACTGTTTGTCCAATATAGAATTGGTGGTGGAACCGTTTCAAATATTGGTGTTAATTCTATTAACCAAGTTGGTACTGTTAACTTTTTTGTTAATGGGCCTTCAGCAAATATTAATCAACAGGTTGTTAATTCGTTAAGAGTTAATAACGTGACTGCGGCTATTGGTGGTGCAAATCAACCAAACATAGAAGAAGTTAGAAACATGGTAACATTTAACTTTGCATCACAAAACAGAGCCGTAACAGTTAATGATTATTATGCATTAATTAGAAAAATGCCAGGTAAATTTGGTGCACCTGCCAAAGTAGCAATTACTGAAGAAGATAACAAAATTAATATTAATATTGTTTCTTATGATTCAACTGGTAGTTTGACACAATCAGTGTCAAATACTTTAAAAACAAATTTGGCAAATTATCTATCAAATTATAGGATGATTAATGATTATATATCAATCAATGTTGCTCAAGTTGTTGATTTAGAATTTGACATATCTGTTGTGATAGATGGTGCTCAAAATCAGGGAGAAGTTATTACTAGAGTTATTGATAAAGTGCAAACAATAATGAGTCCCGTTTTTAGAGAAATGGGTGGTAATGTTTATATATCCGAATTACGAAGTCAGGTACAAGATGTTCCTGGTGTGATTTCTATTACAGACCTTAAAGTATATAATAAAGTTGGTGGTCAGTATTCATCCTCAGAAACTTCACAAAGATATGCTAATAGTGCAACAAAAGAAATTTTATTAATTGATGATACGGTATTTGCTGAACCTTCACAAATTTACCAAGTTAGGTTCCCAAATAAAGATATTAAAGTAAGGGTTAAGAACTTAAAAACGGTTGATTTCTCTTAATTCATTTACATAGATTTTTACTAAGTTATTTTGAAAATAGATAAATAACTATTTATCTTAAAAGATTTTCTATGCCCAAATCATATCGTCTACGTACACAATTAGGTGTTGACCAAACAATCAGATTAAATGTTGAACAGGATTTCGATTTCTTGGAAATATTATCCATGAAATTAACTCAAGGAGATGCTTATACTCGTTTCTGTGCGGACTATGGTGTGGTTGTTGGTCGTGTCGTAGCAAATGGGGGGTATGGAGTACCAAATGCAAGAATTTCTGTTTTTGTTCCTGTTGAAGATGTTGATTTATTGAATCCAATTATATCCTCACTTTATCCATATAAAAGCCCCGCAGAGAAAAATGAAGATGGGTACCGATATAATTTATTACCTTATGACCAAGAATATGGTGGACACACACCTACGGGTACTTTCCCAAACAGAGAAGATTTACTAACAAGACAAGAGGTATTAGAAATTTATGAAAAATATTATAAGTATACCGTAAAAACTAACGAATCGGGTGATTTTATGATTGTGGGTGTGCCATTAGGTATACAGACACTTACAATGGATTTAGACCTATCAAATATGGGTGAATTTTCACTTAGACCTCAAGACTTAGTTAGGATGGGATTGGCGACTTCTGAAGAGGTCAATGGAACTCAATTTTTGGCATCCACAGATTTAGATTCTTTACCACAAATTATTAATGCAAAAAAAGATATTGATGTTTCATCATTTTGGGGAGACGGGTCTCAATGTAGTATAGGAATTACCAGAGCCGATTTTGACCTTAGAGAGTTGGGTGTTGATATACAACCAACAGCAATATTCATGGGTTCAATTATGAGCTCACAGGATACTCAAATGTTAAAGAAAAATTGTAAGCCAAAAACAGAACAAGGTGACTTGTGTGGTATGATAACAGGTCCGGGTGAGATTTTAGCAATTAGACAAACCGTTAATACTGATGTGGATGGTAATCCTATTCTTGAGCAATATAGATTACAAAATAGTGGTAAAGTTATCGATGACGATGGTACGTTTTTAGTTGATGTACCGATGAATTTGGATTATGTCGTAACAAACGAATACGGTGAAATAGTATTTTCCAAAGACCCAAGAATTGGTATACCAACAAATGGTAAGTATAGGTTTAAAATAAAATATCAATCAGAGACAAATGGTCCTACAAGAGAAGGTACTACATTATTTCCAATACAGGGTGAAATACAACGAGGTAATTTTTTAGTACCAAACATTAGGGAATATGGATGGACAGGAACTACCACAGCAAATCCTGGTGTTGACCCCGCATTATACGCATTAGATACTAGTCCACACTACGACCCAAATTTTACTGGTAACACAAATTGGCAATTGTTTCAAAAAAGCTACGCGTTTTCTTTAAATTGGGATGATTATGCAAATAAACAAGCCGCCATAAATTGTGAAGACTTCTTTTATCAGATGAAGTTTAATAAAGTTTATACTACATCACAATTTATTGAAGAATATAGAAAGGGTCGTGGTCGTGCAAGATTTTTAGGTGTAAAAGAAATATTAGACAGGACTTGTGAGAGTGAAAATAATAAATTCCCTGTGAATGATGGTGTTAGAAATTTTGATGCAATATATTTTGTGTTCAATATTTTATTCACAATTTTACAAGTTCCATTAATTATTATCGCTTTTATTTATAGTGCGTTTGTTGGGTTATATCCATTTATAAAAAATGTTTTACCGGTCGTTTTTGCTGGTATTGCTACTTTTCAAATTAACGCTAGCCTCACAGCATTAGCGGTTGGTATTTCTACTGCTGCTTGGGGGGCAATAATTATAGCTTCATTATCATTAATAGCTTGGGGGTTAGTTACATATTTGGTAATTAAAAATTTTAAACAATTACAGAATCTACAATTATACGCGATACCGTTACCTAACTATGCATATCCTGAATGTAATGCATGTGACTGTGGACCAAAAAAAATTAACAACGTATTAGGTCCTGTCGAAGTTTCTAATTCATCTATTTTGGCAAACACAAATCAATATACGATGTATAATGGTGTTAGTGTTTTAGATAATGACGGTGCTGTTGACCAAGATTGGGTAAATAAGTTTGGTTACGGATTTCAAACTACCATGGCAGGAAATCCATTTACAGGAAAAACCGACGGAACCTACAATCAAAATATGGATAGAGGGTTAAGGACTCCTTATTTAAAGGGTTCTGCACAAAACCCGTTTACTAATTATAATAATTGGTCTTGGGATATACCACTATCTGAGAGGATGAATCTATTCAATGTAAAGGCGAAGTTTCACGATAACGGTGGGTATAATCAAATGAAAGTTACTTTTGGTTATACAAATCCAAGTAATAGTTCACAGTTTCACTATGATAATGTTTTAGTGTTATTAGTTGACCCTGGAACTATGGAAAATTTACCGACGGGTCAACTTTTAAGTTTTCAAAACCCAAACGCCTCAAAAGACCCTAATATAACAGGTCAAACAATAGAAAATGGGTTTGGTAATTTTTCAAGTACCGGTACTTCAGCCGTTGGTAACATATCAATTGTTGTTAACTCGATGAACCCAAGTAATGTTAGTGTTAATCAAACAGCGACGTATGTTATAACAGGTTCGACTAATAACGTTAAAGAATATCTTTATCCTTCGGATGTTGAATATTTTCAAATAATAACTGGTCACACCGTTGAACAGTTTCAACAAATATGTAGTCCTGCGGTACTACCACAAACAAGTTATGGTAGTCCAAACAATACATTATTACAAAGATTTTTATTTGGATACCAAAGAATTAAAAAGGGTGGTGGTAACAATCCTGACATTTATCCTGATGATAGTGGGTGGTCAACTACAGGCCCAAATATACAATTGATACAAGACTATAGAAATCACGAAATTATATTCTTAGCAAGAGGTGTCGACCCCAATTCAGACAAACAAGATATCGAATATGACATGTCTAAACTTTATGGGTATAATTCATTCGGTAATAAAAAAGTGAGGGGTTCTTACTTGTTGAACATTCCTATTCAAAAATATCAGAGTAATACTGATTGGAGAATACCGAGACACAACCAATTTGTGAATAACGGTTCAACAAACTTGAATCAAAATATATTTTACCCATCATATAATTTTAGTGTAACAAATTATTTAGCGTCGTGGACGACAAAGAATCATCTTTATTATTCTGCTTTAGACCAAGTAAATAGTGCGTGGGACATTAACCAAGCAAATTCAGGTCAAGGTTTTGTGAATTCAGGGTATAACCAAGCGATTGCTGCTGGTGGTAATACGTGGAACAGAATGATTAATAATGGTAACGTTAAAGATGGATTCAGAAATGGTTACTTATCCAACGAAGTTGTTGAGGGTGGAACGTATATGGCTGCAGATGGTTCATCTCAAATTGGGTATGACTTTACAAATTACTCTCCGATATACATAAATGGGTCTGCGGGGTCAATGTCTATGTCTAACAGTAATCGTTTGGTTATGAGAACTGACCGTTTACCATCATCAGACGCGTTAGATGGCAGACTTGTTTTACATCAAAATTCAAATTTTTCACTTTATTCGATTAATAGTCCAAGTGAAATTCAAGGTGTAACGGGCAGTTACAATACAGGTACCGATAATTTTTCAGACCCAGCCGATGATTATTTAGAGGATGTTGGAGGTAATTTGAGTGTTAAAATTCAACAAACTTTTTCTTGTGAAGGTATGGTTCCTTTAAAATGTTATTCAGGTGACGGAGAGAATATTGGTGTTAAAAATTTAAATGATGATTGTTACTACTACAATAGAGAAGATAACATTAGGAATATGTATGACGGTTGTTATTACTTGGTTCAAGAACCATTTAAATTTCAAAAAGATTTGTTGTTATTTTCAGAGTGGAAGGCTAGATTCAGATTCAATTTTGCGCTTTGTAGAAATGTAATTTCATTAACCTTTGTAAACAATTGGATTAATGGTTCTTTATATATGTATTCATTTCAAAAAGATACACTATATCTAGCACCACTATCGGCTTCAACATTTAATAGTGATGTTACTTATAGATATTGTACGGACACTTTAGTATATAAAGAAACTAATAATTCTTTTTTCTACAGAAGCTCACCTTACAATGGTAATATTTTCATAGGTAAACAATCACCAAGAAAAATAGATAACACACCGTACCCCGATAGTGCTGCGTTGAATAAAAGACTTTTGGGTAGTCCGACTACTATGATTGATTTAGGACCAAGAGACCAATTTGTTCAAGAGATTTCTTTAAATCCTGATTATGAAGGTTTTATTATAGATAAAATACCATCAACATCTTATAATGATACATCTGATTTATTACAATTATTTGTGATAAGTAGATTGACGGATTCTAACTTTTTATCACAACTAACACAATCAGGTGATGCGTCAATCACTCAATTATTCTCAAGAACAAATAGTAGATTAGATGGTGACGTAACACAATTATTAAGTATAAACTCAGAATTTGGTGTTAGTCCATATTTGGGTGACAATTACGGGCAAAGTCAAATTAAATACTATTCAACAGGACAGGGACCTGTTTTAGGAGTATTCTTTTCAGCTAATACCGAAAATAGGGATTTGATTACACCGGGAAGAACAACATTTGAAGACAATACAATTATATATTTGACAAACTATTATGGTTTTGAAGACCAAGAAGTCCCTTATTGGCCTTGGCAAATTCAGAATAATGGTAATTTAATTTTTGGTTCACAGACAAACGATTGGGAAGTAAAAAAGGCAGTACCGAGTCAAATTTACACATACAAGTATCAATCTATTGATAGATTATTGGGTGGTAACATAGCGTCAGGTCAACCAACATTCCCGTCTGAGATTGATGTACCAACATTTGAAAAACCAGGATTTATATACAATTCACAAAGTACTGGTGGTGTCAGTCCTACAATAACTCCTAAATCAACAATAACACCGCCACCACCAATTATTGGTGTTGGTTCACCATACCATTTTTATTTTGGGTTAAGAAATGGTAAATCCGCAATGAATAAGTATATAAACAAATATATATTCAATGAAGAAGTATTATGAGTTTTGATGTAAAGATAGT